GATTCTGTTGATCTGTTGTATGGTGAAGATACATTAAAAACATATACAACTGCATATCCACTAGAGATGTATTTGGAAAATGTTACTGGTATGGAAGGTGAAGGTGATTTTATGTCCAAATTTGGACTTGAAATCCGAGATGAAGTAACCTTACTCGTTTCTCGCCGCAGATTTGGCTTTACTGTAAATCAGCTTAGACCACTTGAGGGAGACTTGATTTACATTCCATTGTTTCGTAACTTCTTTGAAATAACTTTTGTAGAACATGAAAATAACCAAGCCATGTTTTATACACTTGGCCGTGGTCGTGGTGGTAATGTTTATGTTTACGCATTAAAACTTAAACAGTTTGTGTTTTCAAGTGAGGTTATTCAAACTGGTATATCGGAAATTGATAACCAAATATTTGATTTATATCCAAGAAATAGAATTTCATTAAATGCTGGAGGCACAGGTGCTTTTGTCGCAAATGAAATTGTATATCAAGGATCAAGTTTAGCCAACGCTACTGCACAGGCAATAGTTTATACATATAACACAGGTGTTTCTCTTGATGTTATAAGAGTGATAGGTACATTTAATTCTGGTAATGTTCGTGGTAATACTGGTAATGCAAATTGGATCATTAATACTGTTTCTGATACAGCAACGATGGATAATGCATTTGAGGATATTGTAGATAATAATCGTATTGAAACAGAATCGGATTCTATACTTGATTTTACCGAGCATAATCCTTTTGGAGAAGCTTAATGCTTGGCAATAGTCATTTTTATAATAGAACAATTCGTAAAATCGTGGTTGCATTTGGCACCATGTTTAATGATATACAATTGGTTCGTTACACCAAAGATGGTCAGACGGCAAAAGAAGTTACAAAAGTACCACTTTCTTATGGTGCAAAAGAAAAATATCTTGCACGAATTACTTCTGACCCAAATTTAACAAAATCAATCGCAACCATTGTTCCAAGAATGAGTTTTGATTTGGTTGGTATGGAATATGATTCTAGCCGCAAACAAATGTCAACTCTACAGAATTTTGCAGCTAACAATGCAACAAAATTTAACAGTCAGTATGCACCAATTCCTTATAATTTTGATTTCACTTTATCAATTTATGTTAGAAATACAGAAGATGGGACACAAATACTAGAACAAATTTTACCATTTTTTACGCCAGATTTTACTGTTACAATAGATTTTATTAATAAAATGGATCAGGTCTATGATGTGCCTATCATTTTAACATCTGTTTCTCCATCAACAGATTATGAAGGCGATTTTTCAACAACAAGATTGGTCATGTGGGATTTAACTTTTACAGTTAAAGCTTATATTTGGCCTCCAGTTAAAGTAAGTAGTGTCATTCGCCAAGCTAACACAAACATATATACTGATGCTAGAAATCTTGATGCACAAAAAGTTTATGTAAATTATGCAACGGGAACCGGAGTATATACTACAGGTGAAGATATTGAGGTTGTTTCAAGAGGTGTGAAAGGTGAAGTTATATACTTCAGTAATAATGCATCTGGAACATTGGTTGTTGGTGCGTTAAATAAAAACCTTGCTGTGAATGATAAAATTGTTGGCATGTATTCAAATGCTTCGTATACAATTTCAACACTGGATAAAAATCCAGTTAAAGCTTTTATGATTGTAACAACACCTGATCCAATTACAGCTAATGCAAATAGTGCTTATGGATTTGATGAGTTATTTACTGAATGGCCAAATACATTATGAATAAATTAAACAATAATCTATCTGAAATTTTTGATGTTGAACCTATTAAACATACTGAAATAGTAGAGTTACCAAAAAAAACAGATGTTGTTTTATCTGATGAAGTTGATGCTGATTCTGCGTTAGCTAGAAAAAATATTAAATCTCTTTTAGGTAAAGGTGAAACAGCGATAGATAACTTGATGCTAGTAGCACAAGAATCTGAGCACCCAAGAGCCTATGAAGTGTTGGGTAATTTCATTAAAACACTTTCAGATTTAAATAAAGATTTATTGGACATACAAAAGAAAAAACAAGAGTTAAAACCACAAGATATTAAACAGTCCATAAATGTGGAAAAAGCTGTATTTGTGGGATCAACGGCAGAATTATTAAAACAAATAAGAGAGAACAAATAATTATGGAACAACTCATTCAACAACTTAAAGTTATTTTAGGTACAAACTTTGCTTTGTATTTGAAGAGCCACAACTACCATTGGAATATTGAAAGTTCAAATTTTCCTCAGTATCACGATTTTCTAAAGAATTTTTATACTCAAGTTTTTGATCAAGTTGATCTAATCGCAGAACATATTCGTTATCTAGATTCGTATGCTCCAGGATCCATGCAAAGATTTCTAGAATTGGCAGATATTGAAGAAGCTGTTGATGTTGTTCCGTCCGCATTAATGATGATATCACAACTCAAACAAGATAATGATCGGTTTATTATTCATTTACGAGCAGGCATAGCTGCAGCTGAACAAGCTGGTGAACCAGCAGTATCTAATTTTTTACAAGAGCTTTTAGGAGCTCACCAAAAAAATGCATGGATGATGCGTAGTATTATAAAATAATGAATAGTGGATATAATGGTAACTTCTCACTAAAAAGAACGGGAGTAGACTTTTCTTATACCGAAGAACAGGTATTGGAAATAGCTAAGTGTGTAGAAGATCCAATTTATTTTATTGATAATTATTGCTATATTGTAACACTAGACCATGGTATTCAGCCATTCAAACTTTACGATTGTCAAAAGAAAAAGATTAAACTGATTCACGATAACCGTAAAGTTATCCTTATGGAAGGTAGGCAGCAAGGTAAAACAACATCTGCTGCAGCTTATATTCTTTGGTATACCTTATTTCAAGATAACAAAAATGTAGCCGTTCTTGCAAACAAGGCTACAACTGCTCGTGAAATTATGGCGAGATATCAATTGATGTTTGAATACTTGCCTAAGTGGATGCAACAAGGTGTTAAGACTTGGAACAAAGGTGACATTGAATTAGAAAACGGGTCTATTGTTTTTACTGCTGCAACAACTGCTGCTGGTATTCGTGGTAAATCAGTTAACTTATTGTATATTGACGAAGCTGCAATTATTCCAAATACTGTGGCTGATGCATTCTTTACTGCGGTATATCCAGTTATCTCTGCCGGTCAAACAACAAAGATTCTTATTACATCAACACCATTGGGTTATAATCATTTTTGGAAATTTTGGAATGATGCCGTTAATAAAAACAACGACTTTGTGCCCATGTACATTCCATATTGGGAGATTCCAGGCAGAGATGAGAAGTGGGCACTTGAACAGAAGCGTCAGCTTGGTGATCTGAAATACAATCAGGAAGTGCTCTGTAAGTTCTTAGGATCGTCCTTAACACTTATTAACTCAGACACTATTGAATACATGTCAACTTGTCCTACAGTCTATTCCAAAGACGGTTTAGACTTGTATGAATACCCAATTAATGGCCAAAGAGATGATGATGAAAACCTAGTTACCAAGCCTCACACCTATGTTATTGTTGCCGATACAGCTAAGGGTGTTGGTGGCGACTATTCAGCCTTTGTCATTGTAGACATTACTGATATACCTTATAAGCTGGTTGGAAAGTTTAGAGATAATAAGATAGCACCTATGCTATACCCTAGTGTCATATATAAAATGGCAAGAGATTATAATAACGCTTATGTGTTGATTGAGGTTAACTCAAGTGAGCAGGTGGCTCATATCATGCACAATGAATTGGAATATGACAATATCATCTTTGTAAACAGAGATACCAAAAAAGGGCAAGTTGTTTCTGGTGGTTTTGGTGGAGGTAAAACTCAGTTAGGTGTTCAAACCGATAAGAGGGTGAAACGCATTGGCTGTTTCACCTTTAAATCCTTACTTGAAGAAAGTAAGCTTTTAATTACCGATGCAGATACCATATCTGAAATATCAACTTTTATCCAAGTAAAAGATAGTTATGCAGCTGATGATGGTTACCATGATGACTTGGTTATGCCATTGGTTTTGTTTAGTTGGTTAACTACAAACCCTTATTTTAAAGAATTAAGTAATATCAATATTCGTGAATCCATGTATCAAGCCAGAATTAAACAAATTGAAGAAGATGTTATTCCTTTTGGATTCATACAAAATGGATTAGAAGAACAATTTGTTGTAGATTCTGGTGATGTTTGGAAACCAGAAATTCCAGCTGGTTATCTATCATCAAATCTTTAAAACACTAAATAGAACATAAAGAATAATTGACCCGTAAACTAAGGAGAAATCCATGGCATTTCAGCTATCACCTGGGGTAAATGTATCAGAAATTGACCTGACTACAGTTATCCCTTCTATTGCTACTTCAATTGGTGGCATCGCTGGAAATTTTAACTGGGGTCCAGTTGGTGAAGTCATTACCATTTCTGACGAGGTTCGCCTTGTTGATCGTTTTGGTAAGCCAGACTCTACAAATTATGAATACTGGTTCTCAGCTGCAAACTTTCTAGCTTATACAAATAATTTAAAAGTTGTTCGTGCTGCAAACACTTCGTCAACATATAATGCCACTGCAAACGGCGTTGGTGCTTTGATTAAAAATGAAAGCGACTATGTTGCAAACTGGGAATCATCGGCCAATACATCACTGGGACCATTTGGTGCTCGTTACGCTGGTGATGGTGGAAATTCACTAAGAATTTCTATCTGCCCAAGCACACAAGCATTTTCAGCAAACTTAACAGTTACAGATTCTTTAAGAGCAAATGCTGTTGGAGCTACTGACACCACAATTAATGTTAACGGTAATGCAAACGCAGCTGCCAATTTGGTTGCTGGTGACTTGATTTCTGTTAATGGTGGTTCATCATATGTTCGTGTAGCTTCTGTTAACGCAACTGCAATTATTACAGCCACGGCACCAGGATCAGTTGTTGTAGGTACAGCAATCTTACGCAAATGGCAATATGCTGACCAGTTTGGCGTTGCACCAGGAACATCTGATTACACTTCAGACAATAATGGTAGCGGCGATGAATTGCATGTCATTGTTATTGATGAAGATGGTATATTCTCTGGCGTTGCAAATACAGTTCTTGAAAAATACTCATTTGTATCAAAAGCTTCAGACGCAATAACTAACGAAGGTGAATCAAATTATTATAAAAATGTTATTAATAATAGATCACAATATGTTTGGTGGTTAAATCATCAACCAGGTGCATCAAATTGGGGAACAAGTTCTGTTGCTAAAACATTCACAAACATCAATTCTCCATTCTCAGCTTCAATGTCAGCTGGTGCAAACGGTACAATTGGTAATACTGAAGTTGACACAGCATATGATTTTTTTGCAGCTCAAGATTCTGTTGAATTGTCGCTATTAATTTCTGGTCCAGGAAATGCAACAATAGCAGCTGGTCTAATTTCTCTTGTTGAATCTCGCAAAGATTGTATGGTTTTCTTGTCACCAACAAAGTCATCAGTTGTTAATAATGCTGGTAATGAGACTACAAGTATTCTTTCTTTCCGTTCTGGACTATCAAGTTCTTCATATGCTGTTCTTGATTCTGGCTATAAATATCAGTATGACAAATACAACGATGTTTACCGTTGGGTTCCTTTGAATGGTGATATTGCTGGTGTTTGTGCTCGCACAGACCTTGAGCGTGATCCTTGGTTCTCACCAGGTGGTTTAAATCGTGGCGTAATTAAGAATTTGATTAAACTTGCTTGGAATCCAACTAAGACTGATCGTGATAACCTATATGTTCAAGGTATTAATCCTGTCGTTACCTTCCAAGGTGAAGGCACAATTCTGTTTGGCGATAAAACTTTGTTGAGTCGTCCATCAGTATTTGATCGTATCAATGTTCGCCGTCTGTTTATTGTATTAGAGAAAACTATCGCTCGTGCTGCTCGTTCAACGATGTTTGAATTTAACGACCAGTTTACAAGAGCTCAATTTGTTAACTTAGTAGAACCTTATTTGCGTGATGTTCAAGGTCGCCGTGGTATTACCGACTATCGTGTTGTTTGCGATACAACTAATAATACTGGTGAAATTATTGATCGCAATGAGTTTGTTGGTGATATCTATATTAAGCCAGCTCGATCAGTTAACTTCATTCAGTTGAATTTTGTTGCGGTTCGTACCGGCGTTTCGTTTGATGAAATCGTTGGCCGATTCTAATACATAAAGGAACAGGAGAAAACAAATGGCATTTAATATTAATCAATTCCGTTCGCAGATGACAGGAGACGGCGCTCGCCCAAATTTATTTGAGGTGACGATGCCTTTTCCTGGATTTTCTAATCCAGCGAACGCACAGCAAAAGATGACCTTTATGTGTAGAGCTGCACAATTGCCTGGTTCAACCATAGGCGTTGTGCCAGTTCAATACTTTGGTCGTGAATTAAAATTTGCTGGTAATAGAACATTTACAGATTGGACAATTACAATTATTAATGATGAAGATTTTGTGGTCCGTAATGCATTTGAAAGATGGATGAACGGCATAAATAGTCATAGTCTGAATGTTCGCAATCCTTTAGCACAAACACCTGGAAGCTATACAGTTGATTCTCAAGTTGTCCAGTACGGTAAAAATGGAGATGCAATAAAAACCTATAACTTTTTAGGTGTGTTTCCAACTGACATAGCTCCAATTGATGTTGATTGGGGTTCAAATGATGCTATTGAAGAATTTACCGTAAGTTTGTCTTTCCAGTGGTGGGAAGCGGTTGAAGATGGTGTTGTGTAAAAAAAAGAAATTTGTTTCTTTTTTACTTTTTAAAATGATATAGAATGAGGTATATTCCGTGGCTGTAACATTATTTGGCTTTACTCTAGGTAAAAAAGATATTGTTCAGGTTGAAAAGCCTGAACAAGCTTCTTTCACGCTTCCAACAGAGGCACTTGATGATGGTGCAGTTACCATCACTCAAAATTCGCACTATGGAACCTATGTAGATTTAGAAGGTTCTGTTCGCAATGAACTAGAATTGATTACTCGTTATCGTGAAATGTCAAATCACCCTGAGTGTGATATGGCTATTGACGAAATTATTAATGAGGCAATTACACACGCTGATGATGGTAAAGTTATAGATATTAATTTAGATAATCTAAAACAACCAGAATCAATTAAGAAAAAAATTATAGAAGAATTTAATAACATTCAAAAAATGTTAAATTTTTCAAATCTTGCTGATGATTTATTTAAGCGTTGGTACATTGATGGTAGAATTTATTATCAAGTAATTGTTAATGATAAAAATCCTAAAGATGGTGTGCAAGAATTAAGATATATTGATCCTCGTAAGATTCGTAAAGTTCGTGAGATTCAAAAAGAAAGAGATCCAAAAACTGGTGCTCAGATTATTAAATCTATAGCCGAATATTATGTTTATAATGACCGTGGTACAACAACACAAACATACACATCAGGTGTAAACCAAGGTTTAAGAATTGCACCGGAGTCAATATTAAATGTTAACTCTGGTTTAATGGATGCAAAGAACACCTTTGTTATCTCTTATCTACACAAAGCAATTAAGCCACTCAATCAGTTAAGAATGATTGAAGATGCGGTTGTTATTTACCGTTTATCAAGAGCACCAGAACGCCGCATATTTTATATTGATGTAGGTAACTTACCAAAAGGTAAAGCTGAACAATATATGCGCTCTATTATGACTCAGTATCGTAACAAGTTGGTTTATGATGCTAACACTGGTGAGATTCGTGATGAGCGTAAACATCTTTCAATGCTAGAAGATTTTTGGTTGCCTCGTCGTGAAGGTGGTAAAGGCACTGAGATTACTACATTACCAGCTGGACAAAACTTAGGCCAGATGGAAGATGTTTTATATTTCCACAAGAAACTATTGAATGCATTAAATGTGCCAATCTCTCGTCTTGATCCTCAAGGTGGTGGCATTATGGGCATTGGTAGAGTTACAGAAGTCACTCGGGATGAAGTTAAGTTTAGTAAATTTATTGCTAGACTCCGTAATAAATTTTCTCGCCTTTTTGATGATGCTCTTCGTATCCAATTATCATTAAAGGGTATTTGTACTGTTGAAGAATGGGAAGAATTTAAAGAATCCATTTCTTATGACTTTAAGAAAGACAATAACTTTACCGAAATGCGTGATGCAGAAATTATGCGTGAGCGTATTTCAACAGCTACTCAAATTGATCCGTATGTAGGCCGTTATTATTCGTCGGCATGGGTTAAAAAGAATATTCTTCACATGACTGAAGAAGAAATTGAAGAAATGCAAAAAGAGATTGAAGAAGAAGGTGAACTTGCTGGTCCTGTTTCAGGACAACCAGGTCAAGAACAAGGTGGTGCTGTACCAGTAACAATAGATAATACTGTTGAAAATAATGGAACAGAATCACTAACACCGCAGCTTGATGATGCGGTAAATAAATATGCTTTCAATAAGACTAAATAAGGTATAATGGAGAAAACTATGATAACATCAACTTTTATTGATCAATTAGCTGCAGGACAGGCAGCTGATGCCAAAGAAACATTATCAAACTTGTTATCTGCTCGTGCATTTGAAGCGCTTGATACTCGTAAACAAGAATTGGCATCAACACTATTTGGTGGCCAAGTTGCCTCTACACAAGAACAAGAAGAACAAACAGAAGCAGAATGAAATCGTTACTAGACTTTAAAACCATTCTAACGGAAGAAGAAAAATCAGACTACACCAAGTTTGATGCTCTTGTTCGTGCTGGTCTTGCCAATAAGGCACAGATTCAACGCCTGCATAGAATATTGGATAGAATGGGTGAAGAACGCCCACAGTTCAATAATGCAGATAAAATGATTATTCAGAACTTGTTTACTAAGATGGTAGATTTAATTACCAATAATAAACAGATTTATACTCAAGCACGCCGAGCAGTTAGAGAAGAATTAGAAGAAAGTATTGTTGATACCTCCGATTACAAGCTAGGTTCTGCCGGACAAAAAGTTAGAGCGCATAGAATTAAAGTTGGTGATACACCACCACAAGTTGATGTTAAAGCACCAGAAGTTGGTGATGATGCAGAACAAGATCAAGATAGAACAAAAAAAGTTTATAAAGAAAATATTGATTCACAAGCTTTGCCATTTGTTTTAGTTCTTCGCCGTAAAGCTATTCGTATGTATCCAGAAGGCACAAGAGTTGCTTTATACTACAACGAAAGATTAAACCGTTATTTTTCCGTACCATATAGTTCAGAATCATTAGTTAGAGCACCAATTCAAGCTGAAGAATTAACAACAAAAATAGAGCATAATGATGGCACTATTAGTGAAGTTAATGCTGAAACTATAACTATGTTGATGGATGTATATGAAGAATTAAGTGAACAGAATAAAATTAAGTTTATTGCTATGGTTGAAAGTTCATCAAAAGAATTAGATAAAGCTATTGAATTTGCCTCAAAGATAGAAAAATGAATCTTGTTGAATTAATTGTTGCGAACAGGTTAACTGAAGCTAAACAGTTAATTTTTAATCGTCTTGATGAACATTTTGAAGAAAAATTAGAAGAAGAAAAACAGTTTATTGGTAGTAATATATACATAGAGTCTGATGAACCAATTGAAGAAGCTTCTCCCAATGTAATAAAAATTGGTAGAATTAAAAAGATTCGTAGAAGAATTCGTAGAAATAAAAAAGGCCGTATAATTGTTCAAAAGAATGTACGAAAGTCGGCTATAAAAGGATTTAGAATTTCAGGTAATAGAGTTGTTCGTATACCTGCAATTCAAAGAATACAGAAGTCTAGAAAATTAAAAAGGTATTGGAAGACAAAAGGTAAATCTAAATTGCGTAGAACATTACTCAAAAGAAAAATGTCTTTAAGACGCCGAGCATCCATGGGGATAAAGTAAAATGGCTTTTAATTCAGAAGTTATAAACTCAGTAAAAGGTTCATCAATCATTCGTGTTGCTGATCCTGGCACTGCTACTATTACACTTAATAATTTGCGAGCTAAACCAAACACAGAAACGGTTACAGCTGCGAGTATTAGAAAAGTTACATGGTCAACTAACGGAAATATTTCTGTTGTCCGTAATGGTAACACCATTTTAGCTTTACATAATTCTGGTGAAATGGATTTTCAAAGTTATGGTTATTCTGCGGCAAACAATGACACATCAAACATCGTTATCACAATAACGACTGGTGGTTCTATTGTTATGGAAGTTTCAAAAACAGCAACCTATAATGTAGATCCTTACACAGGCGAAACACTATGAAACTAATTACGGAAACCATTGAGCAAGTTCAATATATTACTGAAGCCTCCGAGTCAGGTAAAAAAAATCTGTATGTTACAGGTCCATTTCTTGTTTATGACAAGCCAAATAAAAATAATAGAATGTATGGCAAAGATACTTTAAGTAAAGAAGTTAATCGCTATACTGAAGAATATATTAAAACAAATCGTGCTCTAGGTGAGTTAGGACATCCTGATACACCATCTATCAATCTTGAAAGAGTGTCACATAAAATTATGTCACTTGAAGATAATGGTGAGTGCTTTGTTGGTAAAGCTTTGATTCTTGAAACTCCTTATGGAAACATAGTCAAAAACTTTATTGATTCTGGTGTAAATGTTGGTGTATCATCAAGAGGTATGGGTTCTCTTGTACAGACCAAAGAGGGTTATAATTTAGTTCAAGATGATTTTCGTTTAGCAACAGCAGCTGATATTGTTGCCGATCCTTCGGCACCAGGTGCTTTTGTTAATGGAATTATGGAGAATAAAGAGTGGCTTTTTGTTGAAGGTCGTTTTGTGGAAGTTGATTTTGACAATGCAAAAAAACAAATACAAAAAGCATCTCGCAAAGACATAGAACGGGTTGCACTTAACCTGTTTGAAAATTACCTACGAAAACTTTAATTTTATAAATAGAAAATCATAAGGAGATTCCTAATGGCATCAAATAAACTTTTTGAGGCAGCCGCAGAAATTCTTGCAGGAAGCAAGAGTAAAGCCGGTGCCGATCCAATGCAAAAATTAGCTGGCGAAGTTCAAGATTTAGGTGGACCAACACCACAAAATTCTAAGCCAGACGATGATAGCAACAAAATACACGCAACACAAGGCGCTAAGTCTGCCGCTGCGCCAACAACAAAGCCTTCAGCTGCTTCCGCTAAAATGGAAGAAACTGAGTCTGAGGAAGAAATCATTGCTGAAAAAATGCATAATGATGAGTCTGAAGAAAAAGCGATGATGAAGAAAATGAAAATGAAAGAACAGATGAAAGAGGATGTTGACGCTCTCTTTGCTGACGATTCTACCATTTCAGAAGAATTTAAAGGCAAAGTTGCCACAATTTTTGAAGCTCGTGTTCTAGATCGTGTTTCTCAAATTGAAGAAGAAACTGAATCTCGTTACGCAGGTATGCTTGAAGAAGCTGTTGAATCAATCAAACAAGACCTAACAGAAAAAGTTGATGATTACCTATCATACATTGTTGAGCAATGGATGGAAGAAAATCAAATCGCTATTGAATCTGGTCTGCGTTCTGAAATGACTGAAGAATTTATTGCAGGTTTACGCAATTTGTTCGCAGATCATTACATTGATGTGCCAGCTGAAAAAGTTGATGTTATTGAGGAATTGGCAACCAAAGTTGAAGAACTTGAAAGTCAACTCAATGAAGAAATTGATCGTGG